CGGTAATCTTGCTCAAACATTTCTTGAGGGTAAGGTAGACAAACAAAAAGCCAAGTCAGAGATTATGAAAACAGCGGCACAGCATGATAGCAAGTGGGAGCTAATCATGGCTGAGTCTACAAAGGGATCTTGGAAAGACGAAATAATTACCATTATAGTTCTAATCCCTGTTGTCTTGGTGTTCATTCCTAGTATGGAAGATGTAGTCAAGGCAGGGTTTGATAGGCTGAATGAACTGCCGGATTGGTACCAAAATATATTATATGTTACTATTCTAGCAGGGCTTGGGCTTAAAGGTGTTGATAAGTTTAGAGGCAAGTGATGGCTAAGAAACCTGTCAAAAGAAAAACAAAGAGCCGTGTGAATGAAGCTGGTAATTATACCAAGCCTACCATGCGGAAGCGTTTGTTCAGCAAAATTAAGTCTGGATCAAAGGGCGGTAGGTCTGGTCAGTGGTCTGCTCGTAAGGCTCAGATGCTTGCTCGTCAGTACAAGGCGGCTGGCGGGGGATACCGCTAATGCCTATGAAGAAATCTCAAAAAAGTTTGAAGAAGTGGACAGGCCAGAAATGGCGCACAAAGTCTGGCAAGCCTAGTTTAAAGACAGGTGAGCGTTACTTACCTTCTGCGGCTATCAAGGCTTTATCTCCGGCTGAGTACGCGGCTACTTCTAGGGCTAAACGCAAGGCAATGAAGCAGGGCAAACAAGTATCTAAGCAACCCAAGCGAATTGCTAGTAAAACTAGGAAGTATCGCAAATGAACGTAGATAAGTTGCGAGTAGAAATAGCTGAAGATGAAGGTTGTAAGTACGAGATCTATTTAGATCATCTTGGTCTTTGCACGACAGGCGTGGGTCATCTTATTACCAAATCTGATGAAGAGTATGGAAAGCCCGTAGGAACTATTGTAGAGCAAGAAAGAGTACGAAACTTATTTGCCTTAGATATGGCTGTAACAATAGACGAGTGCAAAACTCTGTACTCTGACTTTGATGTTCTGCCGGAAGAGTGCCAGCACATCATAGCTAACATGATGTTCAATATGGGCAGACCTCGCCTATCAAAATTTAAAGGGATGAAGGCTGGCGTTGATGCCCGTGATTGGAATAAAGCCGCAGATGAGATGGTTGATTCTAAATGGTACACACAAGTACCGAATCGGGCTAGGCGTTTAGTAGAGCGTATGAGAGCCTTGGAGAGCGATGATGGCTAAGACACCCGCATGGCAACGTAAAGCAGGGAAGAACCCCAAGGGCGGTTTAAACGCCAAGGGAAGGGCATCTTATAAAGGTGGTAAGCTAAAGGCACCAGTAAAGAAGGGTGATAACCCTAGAAGGGCCAGCTTCTTAGCTAGAATGGGTGGTATGCGTGGGCCTGAGAAGAAGAACGGCAAGCCAACTAGGTTGCTTCTATCCCTGAGAGCGTGGGGTGCAAGCAGTAAAGCTGACGCTAAAAGCAAAGCGGCGGCAATCTCCAAGCGAAACAAAGCAAAGAAGAGGAAAGCATAATGCCAATGGGCAAAGGAACTTATGGTTCTAAAAGAGGTAGACCAGCAAAGAAAGCAATGGCTGGGAGTGGCTTAACCGCAAAACAAAAAACATTGCCAAAGGCAATGCAACAGCGGATCATGAAAGCTAAAAAGAAAAAGTGACACGAAAGGGGGGTTTGTGGCCCCCCTTTTATTTATATTACAAAATCCCCGCCTTTATATATGTATATTGTAAGCTGGTCTTTTATCCTCTCTTGCGTCCAGATACCTTTAGCTGTTGTGCAGTCAGGCATCATACCTTTACCAGCAGGGAAGTAAGGCTCTAACTGATGAGCCTCACCGATTCGATACAATCCCCAACCATAACTAACAAGAGTATCAAAGTAGTCTTCTGCAATTTGCGCGGCATCATCCCACCTCTTTTCTCTTTCTGTATTTAGAGAAACAACAGTCATCTTTCACTCCATCGTGACATAGTAGAACTTGGTTCCCGTTGTAGACCCAACCCCCGTCCATTACATTGTGTATCTTGTTGCAATATTCGCATTGCACATTTCGCACAGAAGTAACGATCTTCGATTGTGGTTTTCGCTTCTTCATTGCAATCCTCACATAAAGTCTTTTCCATGCAACCTCACCAATGTTTTTCTAGGTATGAACCAAGTTCCCCCGACACGCTCTGCTTCAAGAGAACCGCTTTTCAAAAGCCTATACATCTTATTCATGGTTTGCTTATTGTCAGAACCAAAGATGATCATACACGCTTCCTTGGCTGTGTATAAAAGCTTATCCTTTACATCCTCACGGTCACTAGAAGGGAATGTCGTCATCTACTGGCTCCTCTTTAGCTGGTTCTGCTGGCTTGTATTGGCTGTCAATCGCTTCAGCCATCGGCTTCAAGCCGCCTTGAGATACACCATCAGCAATATTATCTGTGCCAGTTGTGTCATACTCACGAATCTCAGCAATGTCGATGCCAACAGTGCCATCATCATTCTTAAATATCTGGACAGAATGTTTTACCCCAGCACGAAAGTTTACATCTGCTGGTGAGCCATCACGATAAGGTTGCCAGCTAGAATTACCGTAGGCTGATTTTGTTTTGCCATCAGTGTTAGGGAAGCAACGGATCTTACAGATTTTAACATATTCTCTTCTACGCATTTTATAATCCTTTCGGCTTTAGTTGATTGCTACGCAAAACGATACGCTCACGCAGTAGTTTATAAATATCAGGGAACTCTTTTTTAGCCAGTTCCATGTGTTCCTTTACCCAAGGTGTTTGTACCCAATGTTCAAAGTCTTTCTGAACTTTGAGGTTTGGTAACTTCGTATTCACCTCGCCCATGAAGTTGTTGACCTTTAACTTGATAGAAGGGTCTACCTCTTTCTGCGGTGCTGGCTCTGCGACAGGAGCAGGATCTTTCTTTGCTTCCTCTTTCCTGCTGACTGCATCTATTTCATTAGCAGACGCATACTCACCACCAGCCAGACCGATAGAGCTTAACGCTCTACCGATAGCAGATGTTTCCGCATTTTCCAGTGCGGATGTTTGATTGACATGGCCTTGGCCTCTTATCTCTTCAGCCATACCAGAGCCTATCTGGATGCCATCAGCATTAGTGATGATAGCCTTGATAACTACACGCTGACCATCATCAACTAAGACAGATGTATTAACACCGCATGATATGCCAAAGTGTCTGCGGAAGGCTTCCATGCGATGCACAACTTGAGTGTACATCTTGCCGCCACGCTGTTTGACACCATGAGTTTTGTTCAACTCATTGACGGCATCCATACATTTAATTAGGTCGCTCATTATTCTCCCTTTCTTCTTCAATGCTTTCAGCTAATAGGTTAGTGAATACTGTGAATTGATTTCTTATGTCGCGCACTTCCTCAATCAGACGCTTGACTTCATCCCGACACTCATCAATGTGTTGCCACATTTCCATTTCTTGATCTGTCATGTCAGCACCTATATCGAAGGAAGGTTGTCAGCTATGAGAACAACAAGATCAGCTTTTACAAGGGATGTTTTGTTCTTGTAAGCATACCAAGCCCTAGTCAGAAGCACAGCATAATCATGGCTTGTAAGCTTGTAAGACGGGTTAGACCTCAAAGATGTGATGTGCTTCATCAAAATCTTTTGTGGTGAACGTGCACCACCAACGCCAGTACGCATTGCATCAAAAAATTCTGTTATAAGATCTTCTTCAGCTTTGCTAATCGTACAAGCATTATAATACAAAGCACCAACATGGCTTACCGGATAACCAGTAGTTTTCCAGACCTTTTGTGACATTTGAACGGCACGTTGAATAGTATCATCATCAACATTATTGATGTAATAGCTACGCAATTCTTCATTAGTTATCTTAAACTGACCAGTGTTTGTTTTGCCACTCTTCCAAGATAAATACAGCTTCAAAGATGCAGTGACGTTGTGTGCATTTGGTATGCCCATGATAGACAAGACATCTGAGTGTGAGCGATTCGCACCAGTGTCCATTACAGCAAATGCCATAGGGTCTATGCCAAAGGCAACATGCGTTTTAAAAGATGAGCCAGAACGGATGCAAGCGGCAAGCCTGTTCTGTCCATCTTTGAGCAGACCGTCAGAGCCAAACGCAACAGTCTCACCAGTGAGCAACCACATGCCGTCTGACATATCTCTGGCGTACTGCACAATCTTAGATGTTTTGCGCGGTCTGTTCTTGTGGTTAAGGTTTGTCAGAACATACTCAGCCATAGACACAGTGAACTCTATAACACGGCTTGTCTCCGGAGGGTTCTTGATAAACTTAATCAGTTCATTCAACTGACTTTGCTGAGTGAACACTTTGTTATAAGCATTTTTTGTTTTGAGTTTCATCCTATTGATCCTTCTCGTTGTTGATTGGCGCGACATAAAAATCCTTATGCCACATCATTAGTTGACCTCTACCAGAAGCCCCCTTCATTTTGCGTTCATCAACGCAAATGATTCCTTTTTCTTTTAGCTGTTTGTACCTAGCCGTGACTGTGCTATAGCGGTGTTGCGGCAGGGCATCTAGGACTTGATCAGAGATACATCCTGCCGCACGAAAGCTTTTAATGGCTTCCGCAACGGCACGTTCCATGTCGCTGACTTCCAGACTTTGCGCCGCCTCACGGCTAGTCTGGGGGTCAGTCTGCCGATACAGCTTATAGGCTGGTGTATCGAATAGATCGTTCATCTAACTCTCCATACCTTTATTGATTCTTTGCCCCTGCTGATGACAGAACGAGTGATAAGCTGGTTATCTGTATTTCTGCGATGCCAACTAAAAATCCTAGCTGACTGTCTGCGACTTGGGCAAATGATGTAGTCATTGACTTCCATTCTTTTGCAAAGATTAGCAATCTGTTTAGGCGGGATTTTTCCTGCGCTATCATCAGGCCAATCAAAGGCAATTTCTTTACCTTCTTTTGCGCCACTGAAATAACCCCAAATTTGCTCAAACATTCTTAACTCCATAATTGTTTTGCGATATCGACCCATGTAGATCCGTGCCTTCTAGCAATCTCATTGAAATCAGGTTCAACAAGAGAAGCTAACGTGCGCCATGAGCCGTTAGATGCTTTGAGAAGGTTCTGGAATGTCATCCACGACCTGACTACTTCAGCATACGCACGTTCTAGTGAAGGTTCTGTGAGTAATTCACAATTCTGTGAATTAGCAATGTGGTATCCAGATGCAGTCACAAAAAGCAGTGAAGGCATCTGACCAGTAGCTTTCCAATATACCGCCTGTTGCCTGACTTGTGACCATGTAGGCTCAGTCTTTGGCTTGGGTATGCGCCACGTTCTTGTTCCGTCTTTTTTAGGGGGATTGCGTAGGCTCAAGCTAATCTTTAGATCTGCTTGTATGCCACCCGCACTATAATCTTGGAAGAGCATAACAGGTACATCTAAACCATCTACTTTATGCCATCTCTGAAACTCACCCTCAAGCAAGT